GACAGGTTCGGTGCCGTGCCAGTAACCTTGATTGCTCCTTGTGTTGAGCGGATGAACGGACGATACGAAACGGTACCATTACCTAATGCGTCTTGTCGAATAAAAATTGTGCCTGCTTCGATGCCATTACCACCAGCGTTCGGATCTAACGTATAGATTGCTGTTCTTTCGTTTGGATAGATCGGAGCGGAGATTGGTGTCCAGACGTCATTATTGGCATCATACATCTTGAAGCTCAGGTTTGCACCGTTGCCTAATACTGATGTCTTTGCCCATAAGCTTCCTGTTGGACGTGGAACGTTGTCTGTACTTCTCCAATCTGGAATCTGAACATAAGAACCGTATTGCGATGTTGGACCAGCAAATGTACCAACTGCTAAGCCTAATGCTGCGGCTGGTGCGCTTGTTCCGTCAACAATCTTAACCCTACCATCAACAACAGATCCGTTACTCTTAGCTAGTTTAGTTACAAACAGAACGAGCTTGCTATTGGAAACACCGGCAGTAACGCCCGGAATGTTTGCGCTGTTGATGTTCGATGCTGCTAGATCAACTGTAGTACCGGTTAGCGTGACTGTAATCGTGTTGATTGTTAGCTGGCTGCTTGGTGTGACGACTGGAGCAGCGATAGTGGCAGTAACGGCCGGGAAGGACTGTTGCCATTCTGGACTACCAACTTGGCACCAAATGTTATCGTAACGCTTGTAGAATACATAGTTGCTTGGGCTACTTGCGACTACTGCGTAAGAACCGATCTGACCAACGCTTACTACTGGTGTAGGAATACCGTTAACCACTGTGGTGCTAGTAGGAGCAGTAATAAGAATCGGAAGACGATTTACGAACGCTTGTGTATTTGCGTTCCACTCATAAAGACCCCATGCTGTGTTAGAAAGATCTAACCAGTATGTGCCGTTAGCTGGATCACCAATCGGGCGTACTGCTGTACCGATAAGTTGGTTAAGGTCAATGTCGGCGCGCATAATGTAAGCGCGGTTGCAAGAACCCAATGCGCTATATGCGGTCATTAGACCGTATTCGTTTAGTTCGTTGCCGTGCAGCGAGGTACCGGCGGAACTTTGTTTGAAGCTCGGATAACCGAGGTTTGTAATCAGGTCGCGTTGGCTTGTGACTGCTAACAATTTTGCTGCGTTAGCCTTGGTCGTGTATGGTGCGATCGAACCATTGAAAATCTTATTTTCTGCCGAAGCAAATAAGATGAAAGGCACTGTGCCGACTGCCGCTGGTAGATACTGCGATTCGTCAGTGACTGTAATCTCTAATCCTGGGGATACTAACATAGGTAACTCCTTCGTGGTGATGTTATAGATATTTATCTATAGTCAGTAAAAGAGTCCGGTTTGGAGCGCCATATATGCATGGCATTAGGTAAATACCATATGCCAATACGAAAGTTGTGCCCATGCTGTAAGGTAAAACCTGTAGCGATCTCCTATAGGAAGTATGGCCGCGCTTATTATCGCAACCGTTGCGATCAGTGTTATCGAAAGAAGAAAAAGCCGGCTCCACCTGCTTGGCTGAAGTCCGGCTATAAGAAAAAGGAGCGTTGCGAGAAGTGTGGTTTTAAGTTTAAGCTACACGAACAATCTAAGGTCTATCATATCGACGGCGATGTTGAAAACTGCGATTGGGTCAATCTAAAAACCATCTGTGCTAACTGCGAAATAGAAATTCTTCACGGGAATTTACCGTGGAAACCCTCGTCTCTCGTTCCTGATTTTTGATAATATCGTCTGCTCTGTTATACAGGTTAGAAAGAGATCCATCGTTTTTGATCGTTACATCAAAGTCAAATCCTGCCCAATCCCACTCGCTCGGATGAACTGCTGATTGCACCGACATTTTCATGTATGCTTCTTCGTCACCGGTGTTGCCTGCCACTGCTGTTTTCCACCAGTCTGGCTGCTTGCCGCGTTGAACTGCTACTAGCGTGGCGCCGTGGGCTCGCAGCATTTGAAGCTCGTTCTTGAAGCGTGAATCGCTAATAACAACATCCTTGCCCTGTAGTGATAACAGTTGGTGCTCCAAGCTTGCAAGCCAAATGTCGTTGTGGAAATGACGGCGGCAGCATTCTGTCCCGAAATGTTGTAGAACCCAGCGTGGCGTTAGTTGTGACATTTCCAAACGCCGTGCCCACCATATATCAATCTGGTCTCGTTGTATGCGGGCCTCTGGTGTCTTGCCCTCAAGCATTTCGCGGTCCCAACCAAAGATTGCTGCGACTGCGTCCTTCAAAGTCCCAGCAAACGACATGCGAGTAAAACCACGTTCTCCAACTAAGTAATCTGCTACTGTGTCCTTACCTGAGCCAATGAGGCCCGAAAGCGAAATAATCATTCTGTCTCCGTTATTGATAGTTGCTTAGGGTGTTTTGTATCCAGATCTTACACTTAGGCCAGGTTGTAAAGAGATGTGCGATGCCACCTGCTTTCATCCAGTCCTGGCAATTAGACGGACGGTCGTCAATGAGGATGTCACCTGGCTTACAATGCTTGTGCTTGTCTATTGCGTATGGTCCAAAGAATACTGGGATGCCCGGGAAATGTTCCTTAGCCCAGTTTACCTTATCTTGGTAGACATAGGGCACGTCGTTTGTGCTCGGGATCGCAGTAAGGAACGCTAGGTTCATATTGTGCTGACGAGTGAATACTTCTGCCCAGCGTACTAACTCATGGGCTCCGGGCATAAGAGGCAGGTCCCGGTAGAAGCGATGGTGCTGTTTTAACCGTTGCCAATCTTCGTCTGGGACGACAGTCTTGCCCTGAATCCACTGTTGCTCGAGGTATAGTTGCGCTGCGCCCATCCAATCGGCGACCACGTCATCTTGGTCCAAATACAAAGTGGATCTATTAGGGTTAAAATCATTATTCATTCGTATATTGTACGGAATAAAGAACGCGAAATCAATAAAAACGGATAAATAATAGTGCGGTCCACGAGACGGGAATCTCTGACCGCTCTAACGTTCGGGAGAACATCAGCTATGTCTATTTATAAGCCCACGTGGCTCTACATCAAACAACATAATCAAACAGGATTAAAATATTTCGGAAAACATTCGGGGTCTGATCCTACAAAATACATAGGATCGGGAGTGTATTGGCGCAGACATCTGTCAACCCATGGCAACGACGTCTCTACTATTTGGTGTCAGCTATTTGAGAATAAGCAGTCACTCATTGAGTATGCGAGTAGGTTTAGTGAAAAGAACAACATAGTAAAATCTAACGAGTGGGCAAATCTGAAACCAGAATCTGGGTTAGACGGCAGCGGAAATATTATACAACATTGGTATAACAACGGAGTTGAAAATAAGCTATTGCCACCAGAGTCAGCGGGCGACTGGATGTTAGGGAGAATCAATCAAAAGACTGCTCATACTGGAGGTCATCTATACAATAACGGAGAGGACTCCGTTATAGCAACAGAATCGCCGGGGACGAACTGGACATTAGGAATGTTGCCGAGCCAAAAACGGGCAGGATTTAAAATGCCCGAGAAAACAAGCAAGCAACTATTACGCATGTCTGCCGCTCAACGGAAGAATGCTATTCAATATTCACTAATCCATAAGAGCCACGGCAGTTTCGTTGGCTCTTTCCGTGATCTCGCCGAGAAATATCCAGAACAAAAACTATTAGTATGCGAGTTATGGAAAATGTGGAAAGGCACCAACTATAAGATCAACGGATACAAAGGTTGGAAGATACAGTAAATCAACCTTTTCGGCGACTTTTTCCTGAGTTTTGGACAACTGGAGAAGTCGTCATTGTGTCGCTTGTCTCTTGGGAAGGTCGAGTTGAGATCAACTTGCTGCTATTGCGCGTCCCATACAGTTTCAACGCCATTTTGAGTTGCTCTTCTTCCTCTGCGCTGCGAGCAACGACAACCATATTCTCGCCAAATGCGCTTGCGTCTTGAAAAGGAATCTCTCCTGCTGCCGCTGCTCGCGCACTCGCCAAGGCCAGACCAAAACGGTACTGGAGATATGGATCTTGGTTAGTTAGTTCAGGCAGGACCCAAGTTGATGGCATTGCGTCTGCTACGCTTGGGCTTAGTGAGCCTGTGTTTTGTTCGCTGAGGAATTCGTTTGACTTCATATTAGCCGATAATGAAAGTAAGCGGCGTTGAACCATCAACATACAGACCTAAGTCTGTCATAAGTTGTTCCATCTCTGCCTTGCCTTCTGTCTTTAGTGCTGTGCCATTTAAAGTGGTACCGCCTTGTGGACCAGCAATAGTAGCAAACTTTTCACGAGCTTCACCTAGCATGTGCTTACACATCGCCAACGAATAGTCCTGAATCCACGGAAAAATCTTAGTGTCGTTTAATAGAACTTGGTCCGGCTTATGGTTATAAACCCACAGTAGAACCGATTCTACTTCTCCTGGCATTCTACGTTCGATGATCAGTTTCTTTGTTGCTTCGTTAAACGTAAAGGTAATGTAGCCGCCGAACATGGTCATTGTTAGTTTTTGATAATCTACGAACAGTTCGTAGTTTGTAAGGCCACCGACGCGACCTGCGACAAGCATGTAGGTGTTCAAGAAGCCCGAGCTAAACGGCTCAAACTGGCTGGCGCCTGTAGTAAGTCCGCCTAAGCCTCTGCGGAAAATCTGGCGCACAGACATGATTTCTTTAGGAAGAATGTATTCC